CGGGGTCCTGTGTGGTCGCACTCGGCAGGGGAAAAGAGACGACATTGCCTCTGGGATCCCTATCCTCTGCCGCGTACCACGCCCCCCAGTTACTGGGAGAAAAGAACCCCGTGTGACCATACTTGTACTGTAGCTCAACCTCGCCAGGTCTGGGCAAGCGGTTGAGCCACTCCCACCGAAAAGACGACCAAGGGATGTCCATATCCCGGAGCAACCGCAGGTCATCTGCGGTCCCACTCAGCTCCGGGATGCGGTATTTGAAATGGAGCCAGTCCCAATACTCCTCGATGACGTACCGCGCTGTTTCGTTGTAGAAGAACGTCAGGTAAGCCATGGACGTCCTCACCACTTCCCAGTGCAGCGTGTCCCGGTTGCGCTCGGGCACCATCATCAACTCGTATAGGTCTTGAAGGGATCGTGTGGGGCGAACCCCCATCACCGTCTGGAGGAAGTGCATCGACAGAAACGACCCGCTCTTCGCGTGAGGGTCGTCAGCGATGTCCACCAACACAGTTGACGTGTACGACTTCTCAGTCGACACCACCATCCCAAAGTCCTGCTCCAACAACCGCGAAACTCGTTCCAGATCCCCCTTTCCCACGACCTGTTCGTAAACGGCAACCAGCGAGTCATCACCGAATGTCCAAATTTTCACCTTCAGGCCCATTCGATTACACACCCGCTTCAGCGCGATCCAGTTAGCGTAACTACCGGCAATGGACGTCCACGGGTCTCCGGACGCCACACCCCGGCTCTTCTTGTACACGGAGCCATCAGGCATGCATATCTCCGTCCGAACTAGATTCTCAACCTGGGACCGCCAATAAGCGGCGGACCCGGGCGTCTTCTCGAACTTCGACGACACGTACCTCATAACATGTGAGAGTAGGGGGGCTGGCACCTTCTGATCAAACCCGGAAAAATCGAGAAAGAAGTAGGAGGCCGCCCCACTACACCACTCCGCTAACTCCTGGTAATTGGCCGAAAATGGGCCCATACCGAGGAGTACGCCACCGTCACTCTTGTCATATCCCCGGATCTCACCCAGGAGTGGCCCACTGGCCATCGTGCCTAGGAGATGGTGAGTCAGGTCGGGCATCACTATCAGCCGCCCCTCCTTCTTGACCCCACTCACCCGATCCGAGGACATTCTCTTACCGCGCCCCGCTACGCCACAGGGTGGAACCTGATACGGTTTCCCATCCTCAATCAGTCTATTCAATACAATGGTCGCGTCGTATATCGCGGGCATAAGCGCTTCCCTCTTCGTCCTATATCCCATCTTCTTCCACCGGATACCGGGGGAAGTGGCGGATGGAACTTTTATCTTCGGAAGCGCTCTGGGAGTCATCCACCCCGTTATAGATGGCGGGCACCGTTCCACACCACGCAACTCCCGAAGGAGACCGGCATAAATGGTTGTGGAGATGTGCGAGCCATCGGCCGCGGGGGTTCCGAAGCCCATTACGTGACGATAAAGTTCCATTTCGGAAGGTGGTACAAATTCAGAATTAATGATCTCCAGGGAAGGAGGCTCAACACCGGAGAGTACGGATCCCCGATCATCGAGAAACTCAATAAAATATTTCGAATTAAAGGTGGCCGGCTGAAAATACCGGTACCTCAACGCAGAAGAAGACCCAAGATAAGTAACGCCTGGAAGGGGGCGATGCAAGCCCTTCGACAAGAAAAATTTCCAATCCTTAACGCCAGCGCCCGAGGCCTCAGACATGGTGCTAGGATTGTCGGCTATCCAGTCGAGTATGATATCCCCCTCGCCCGGATCTAGGCCAGTGTCTCCGTACAACGAAACCCCGGACACTAGAAATTTAAATCCTCCAAATCCACCCCAGTCACGGTCCCATCACCGCTCAACGCCACCTGATCCTCGGAGAGGAGGATCCCGTACGCCGCAAGCGCCGCTGCGGCAGTCGCACGCTTCGGCTCATACCCACCATCGAGCTTCGCAAGCTCCTCATCTCGCTCACCCAAGAGTTGGTTAACCCGCCTAGTCGCAACGCGGGCTTCTCGGATCTTTGCCTGCTGGTCCTCAATGAGTACCCGCAGCTGTGCCTTATACCTAGCCGAGACCTCTAGGAAGGCAGGAGAACGACGGAGAGCTACGATGTCGAGGAGACGCGTGAAGTGAGCCTTGAACACAGCCCCTGCCTCCTTCAGCTTCTCCAAAGCTTGGGGAGAGGACTGCGCCAGGCGCAGCACGTCCTCCTTGGACACCTTCTTCCCGGCAACACACGTCAAGATGCCGGCAACGATCTCCACCGGGGGATCCCAATCCGCCCGGAGACGATCAACCCCCGAGTAATCCACTGGGTCTCCCAGCCAGTGGACCTCCTTGCCATCCGGACCATAGGCCCGGACGTGGGGGAGGATGGGAGCAAGGCCTCCGCCCGCACGCAATCCCTTCTCCAAGGGGATAGCGGTACTACCCACAGTCCAGTCCCTGGGGAACAGGTCTATGGGAGATGACGGGGCGTCGGGGGCTCCTTTTGACAGGAGCCAGCCTCTTACGAGCCACACGACGGAGGCTGCGTGGTTCTGGACAACCCCCACTGAACGGAGGTTTTGGGTCAGCGCAGCGCTGGGCGAGGGATCTGGGCGA